CACCCCTTTTCTTAGTCTCATTTCCTATAGCCTCCTTCAAACAATCTACACTGTCCCCAGCCACAACCGCTGGCAGTATTCGCCACGGTGGGGGTTATAAACCAGGACTAACCCTAGCACCCTCTTCTCCTCTGAGGTAAGCCCAGCCCGGGTATCAGTTACATCTATAACATCGTACAACTGCTGACCACAGTTAACCGGGACTAGAATAGTGCCACTGGCTGATTCTATCTCAGCCCCTCTTAAATAGGCTTCCCCCCTCTGCTGGGCTTTAGCTACAGTGTCTATGTTCGTGTCTTCAAGTTGCCTCAGCCTATCATAGAGCCTGTCTATCTCACCCCAGGCAAAACTATCAACGACAATCGGCTCATCACTTCCAGTATCATATCCTTCTACCTGGACTCGGTTGAGTTCCCAGGCTCCTTGCTTATATCTGCCATCTAAAATTCGGTGCTCCCCACCATAGCTGTAGATAGAGCTATCCGATGATAGAGGATTAACGATGTAGGCTTTACTCCCCTCAATAAACAGGACATCGGGGACGAAGGAGAGCAGCTTCTGAATAACCGTGTCTCCACGGTGATCGGGGCCAATGGCAAAGTCAGGATAGAAGCCAGTGATGACTGATGACTGAGATTTAACCTCCAACTTCAAGCCCGCCCTAGCTAGCACAAAGGCGAGGATGTCTTTGGCATTCATCTGGTTAGAGGCTTTATTCCAGCGGAACTGATGCCTGGCTCTCCAGACGGCTATTGCTCCCCAGCCATCCTGAGCGTGAAGAATGAGGCTGGCTTTACCACCCGAGCTGGTATGCTCATAGGCCTCAAGACTAAAGGTTTGACCTGAACTCACTTCGTTGCCGGCGGTGGTGCGATAGCCAGGACTAAGGTCTAACTGACAACCAATGTCAAGGACGGCTAAGCCACCCTGCCCTAGTGAAGCGTACTGCCCTTCATCATTCCTCAGTTCCACAGCTAGCTTACCCGAGGTCTCCCCTAACTCCTGCCTTACGGCTAGGACATCAGCGGTTAGGTCAAAGCTCTGGGTAGTTAGATTGGCTCTCCATACTCCAGCGGGACTTGATAGCCAGCAATAATCACCATAGTGAGCTATGGCCAGTCCATATTCTGATGACAGATTAAACGGCACTGGCTCTCGCCATAGATTATCAATGAACTTGGCATCAAGGACAGAGTGCGACCAAAAGGGGCGGTTATAGGCTTCACTGCCGGTGAACTTCTCGACAAAGAAACCCCGGTAGACATCTGGTTTATCCATAAATGGCCTATTATATTCAAACTCACCATCAGATGGAGCTGAGGCAAACTCTTTCAACTCTGACCAGCTACCAGCGGTAACGTCGCCCCCATCACCGTATATTAAGTTCCACAGCTTAAAGTTACCCGCCGAATCCTTTCCCGTGACAAGTAGATTCCAGTCGGCATCATAGACAGTGGCGACACCTGATAAATTACCAGTAGTTTTATCCCAGGCTGACTTTGTCTGCCATTCACCACCCACATACTTCTTCACATAGAGAGTTGCCTGGTCAGCGAAGAAGATAGCCAAATCACCATTGGGCTTATAGGCAGCAGCCAGACCGTTGATGCTGGTGGTGGGGGAATAATCAATGACCTCAGGACTACTCCAGGTAGCACCGTAGTCAGTGCTCTTTATGCGCTGGATTTTCTTATTGACACCGTCTATCCAGAAGATAGAGACCTCGGCTCCCAGGGAGGCACAGGCGACAACAGCAGCATTATATTGGTTGGTGTAAGTCCACTGGCTGAAGTCGCTTGATGGACCCGGGTTAGGCACTCGCTGGCGGTAGAGCTTCCTGGAATCGGCGAGCAGGGTTATCCTGACCCTGATTAGAGAGCCATCACTAGGCATAGTAACGGCGTGGAAGTAGTCATCCTCGGAGCCAGTATAGAGCCTGGTCCAGTCATACCTGACTACGCCGGCAATCTCGTTCTTGGCTTCCACCTTGACATAGGGAATTGTGGCTGCCTGTTTCTGAGCGGCTAACAGCGTTGATGATAGGCTTCGCATCGCTTCAATTCCTTTTCGGCTCGTAGCCGATTAGCTTTAAGTTGAATCGTTCTGCTGGTCAGGGATATATTTGGTTCCCCAGAAAAGGTGTCCGGCAATATAGCCCAGAGCAAAGACCAGGAGAAACCAGAAGATTAAATCCCAGAGCCAATGCCCGAGTAGTGCTCCTATGGCTACCAGACCGATAACCCAAAGACCCTCAAGTTTATGCCAGGTATCCCGTAAAATATAAGTCCAGGGACGACCGCCTATTCTTGACCACAGGGATTTATAAAGCGTTTCGAGCATAGATTCTCTCTACACCAGAGCCGCCAGAGTATCAGGAAGCGGCTTATCAGCCTTTCGGTAGTGATTGGCCAGGTGCTTGGCAGCCTCAAGGATTTCCTCGGGGCTGGCTTCCACCCTCTGCCCGCGGTGACCCCTTGGCGAGAGAGCCGTCACCGCCGCACCCATCCGCTCCCAGTCAACCGTCTTCTCAATGTCAAGCTTGCCGCGAAGGGCTCTGAAGATACTCTTCTTGTGATGGGGTAACTTCCAGGTATCGGGGTCTTCAGGATCGCCAACGATAGCAAACGCCTCCTTAGGCAGTCCCTCCTCGGTCTTGGTTAATGTTTCTTCTATGGTCATGTCTACTTCACCTCCTTACAATAGTTAGTAACCCTCCCCCTTTACCCCGTTAGAGTTCCTAACGGGGTTTATCCCCCTCCCTTGATAAGGGGGGAGGGGAAGTTACTATAGAAGAGAGGCTTTGCCCCTCTTTGACTCTCCTTTAGCTTTAAAGATGGGCTTCAGCCCCTCTTTGACACCCCGTCAATTAAGGTCCATAATCGGTTGCTTTGGAGACAATGGAGTAGTAAGGCCTATAAAGCGAACGGATTCTAACCCTATTTCTCCTCCCCAGTCGCCTTAGTTCCTGCTTAAAATACCTCAACTTCTCGTTTCCCCAGGCAAGAAACTCCCTGGGGGTGATTCCGCCGCCGACATTGACCCTATTTATAGCATAGACAGCCCATTCCACCGCGGCGTAGCCTCCAGCACCGATAGCAATTAAGTCCTCGTGTTGGGTAGGAATGGTAGAGCTTGTGGCATCAAGGGTATGGAGCTTACCATAGTAGATGTACGCATTAGAACCATCGGGAACCTCATCACCAAGGATGGTCAGAGTGTCTCCCCACAGGGCAAAGGGCTGGTACCTCTTGGGAAACTTATCCACCGGGTATTCCACAGCCTCGACCATGATCCTATCAGTTATGGTGGATATATCGAGCTCCCTGGAGTCTGAAGTAGTGGCTTTAGTTGCCTTCTGTTCATAGGGAAGATACTCCGAGAAGTCTTTCACCGCATGAGCAATATGCCTGTCCAGCTCATCATCAGTCCAGCGATAGTTGGCGGCATCCTCATCGTGCAGGTCACGCCTGACTATGGTTCTCATCTCGGTTAGGTTCATATCTACCTCACCCCCTCTCTATTTAGGTAACAGTTTTCTAATCTCCACCCTCTCCAGCTTCTCGCAGAGCAAGCCTTCATCGTGTCGGCATATTTCCAAATCGCAGAAGGCTATCTCCTCGTTTGGCTCGCCCTCGTTGATGCTGACGGCTTTACTGGACAGTTGTTTAGCATAGTCCATTAATGCCCGGGCGTCGCTTTCAGCGTCAAAACTCAAGTCCAGTCTTACTCTGTATTTCATCCCGTTAGATTCCTCCTTCCTATTCCCGCTAGAAATTTCATATGTAGACATCTAACGGGATTTCATATCTACCACACTCCAAATAGATGTTTTTCTCGGTGAAAAGACTCGTTTATTTTCAAAGCTCCCAGCTTATTCATATAGACAGAAAGCAAAGTAGTCCCACCATCAAGTTCACGGTCTGAATATCGCCCCCACTCTAAGACTCCGTCATTGGCACCGCTGAAGTCTATACTAGACTGAACTGAATTGTTTTCATCTACCTTGACTCCATTAAGAAATAATTCCAGAAGGGTTGGTTGAGAGAATTGGAGGGCAATCTGTATCCACTCATCTACAGAAACACCATAAGAAACACGGTTATATGAGTTATTTATGCCACAGTAGATACCAGAGTTGTAGAAAATAGCTAATACCTTGCCGTATAAGGCATTCGTGCCTATGCGTAGGAGACCATCATCACTGGCGATAACCCGAGGATTAACCCATACTTTGATAGTTAGCTCGGTGACGGACGTAGTCAGGATAGTTCCGAAGTCTATGGTATCATCCACGCCGTCGCTATCAAGATACCAAAGCCCACTGGGGAGTCTCTTCCAAGTTGCTCCAACTATAGTCCCGACATTCCCATAAGGGCTTCGGTCATAGATTCTACTGCCTGAACCTGGAAGTTCAGGTAAGTAGAGAACACAACCTAGCTCTGGAGGCTCAAAGACCAATCTGTCTATATTCCTATCTAGTAAGGTCTGCATCACTCACCTCACGAAGCACTATACTTCACTCTAACATAGCTTGAGTTCTTAACCTTGGCTCGCCCTTCATTAGCCTCATTGCACTGGATTATCAGCCTTACCTCAAAAGGTATAGAATCAAAATTGGCTACCGGCTTGAAGCGGCCACTACGGGTTTCCTCAACATAGGTAGTTCCTATATCAGTCTTGGTAACAGCGCTATGAAGGTCGACCCAGGTTCCATCTTTATTTCTTGCCTGCCATTTATAGGTAAGGTCAGCCGTAGCCGATGAAACTGCTCTGAAAGCAGCCGTTAAGCCAAATTCAACCTCAATCATAGCCCCCAGTGCCGGCGGCTTAATGGCAACGCTTTCAACCTCAGCATCGACTCCCGCCGTGGTGGTGTCCTTCTCAGCAGACCATTGAATACCATCTGAGGTTAAGTCACCCTTAGCGAACGGATACTCGGTGTGTTCTATTACTGCGAGTGCCATAATTCACCTCCATAGGGGGAGGGAGTTCCCCTCCCCCTTATATTTATTCTTATGTGGCTGTTGAATCAGCCCTTGAGCCGGGCTCCAGGGCAGCCACCGTAGCCGAAACCACATAGCCAATGATGCTATCGCAATCACCAGACGTGGTCGGCTTGGTCTCCGTAATCTTGCCATTATCTGTCCCCTCAGCAACATAGACGGAGTTGCCTGGCGTCCCGCCAGAGTAGCCACCAACCACTGCCCGACGATAAGCGGTGATGACATCGCCACTGGCGCCATCCTCACCGGCTACCAGCCTTCCCTGAATAGCCGTGCCGACGGTAGCCAGCGCTCTCTTCCAGCCTGAGCTATAGCCCAGGATATCACCGGCTTTACAAGCTTCGGCTAGTGTTATCTTGACTAGCCCTTCACCCTGCTCAATAATCCTTCCCTTTCCTAGGTCTGAAAATGCCATTTTTCAGCCTCCTTTATACAAAGTCTTCTAGTCTTTGACCCCGATTAAAGCGGCTGCCTTAACCGAGCTAAACAGAGCCAGGGATACATACCATTTAACCCTGGTTCGGGTGGCATCCTTGCTCTCCAGAGAACCGATCGGCTCCACCGTTAGGTGCCCCGGGCTGGTTAAGCCACAGAGCGCTCCTTCCCCAAACTGAACAGCATAGATAGCGGAGCAATCACCACCGGTAGTTCCCGTCTCCAGACTTGAAGCCACGGTATGAGTATCCAGTATCCAGTCATTGACACCGATAGGGATGCCATCCCAGAACTGGATGAAGTTACCCCAGTTGTCGCGGTCAGTCTCCATCATGCTGCCAGCAGCTCTAATCAGAGCGTTAATCTTTCGCCTTGAGCGGCGACTCATCAGCAGCATATCGGGTTTGCCTCCCTTTACGGCGTCAATAAGTTCATCCAGCTTGGCAAGAGTGAGGGTAGCCCCGGTAGCCCCCATAGCTATTAACTGGTCGCTCGCCGTGGTGGTATCAATGAGCTTTCTGAGACCATCAAATTGCTTGGGATTAGCCGTGTCATCACCATAGACAAAGGTCTCCTCGAACTTATCCCTGAGCGCCTTAGCCTTTAGTTCAACAACAGCTGCCTCTAAATCCTGAATATTGCTCCGAGTCGACTTGAGAAAGTTGTCGACATCGGCATCACCACCCATAATCTTCAAGTTTGCCGTCTTCTGCTCGAAGGTGGGGGTGGACTCAACCCAGGTATCACCGACATCATAGAAATCAATACTAGGCAGGGTCTTCTCCTGGTTGTAGCATGAAACCCTTGGCCATCAAACTTGTTATACCTAGCAAAACGTGCCTTCGTCCCTGTCGGGGATTACTTGAAGGTGAGGTAGAGTCCGTGGCACAGGAGGTATTGTCGAGGGTTTTAGGACGCCAGGCAGCACATAATCGGTAGCTGGGCGTTTCACATCGGCAGTTACCAGATAGCCCAGAAGTGGCTCAAAGACTGCAAAGGTAGGACGCTGAGCGCGGCTATGAATCAGTGCTGGGGAAAAAGTGCCATCTGGCTTAGGTTTCGGCAAGGCGCAATGTCCTCACCGTCCGCGGCACGGCTTCGTCGGCTTGCCTGGTCACACCCCATCTCGCTCTCTATCGCGAAAGCTGGTCAAGCACTTCGGGCTGATGGCAGGTTGGTCTATGGAGTCATCAATCTACTAAAAATCGGAGGAGAGTTTTTTGTTCACCTTTCGTTCTAATA